GGTTAATACTAATGGTTTAATAGCAAAGTATCTAGAAGAAGGCACTAAACCACATATAATTAGGCCTAAGAACAAAAAAGCTTTACGGTTTCAATTTAAAGGCAAAGAAATATTTGCAAAAGAAGTAAAACACCCTGGATTTGAAGGTAGATTTTTTGTAAAGAAAATATTAGATGATGCATCAATGTGGAAAGAAATAAATGATTTTATCGCCAGTAGGTTCACTCCACCTGACAAATAAATTATTTTTATATATACTTAAATTAATTATTAATACATAATTGTAAGAACGCAATTATAATGTTACTAAGGACGGTAAAATGACAAATATAACTATAGATACTTTAAAAACAAGAAATCCATTAATAGAACTGTGGAACTTACTTAGAAACATTATACAAGATGAAGTAATTGACCCAAACACTATAAGAGCTACTTCTGATTCTATACAAGAAAGAAATTGGATATTTCCAGAAAATCCTGAAAGTAATGATGAACGTTATCCAAGAGGCACGATAAAATTTTCTACATTAAATACTACTCCTTACTCAGCAAACGATTTTGTTTCTGAAATAACAGATACTGATGCTGCTTATAAGGGAGATTTAAAAGGAAGATTGTTAACTATACCTGTAGTTATTGGCATATTTGTAAAACGTGGTCAAGGATATAAGTTAACACTTAATGATAATTCTATAGTTACGATGAAAAATCAATTGTTAAATGACCATTTAACACTAGTAGTGAAAAATGCGTTGTTAAAAAATAGAGATTTATTAATAGCTAAAAGATTTGAAATTGTTGAAAATATAACTGTAGTCCCTAGTTATGATAATAGCGAGTTTTTATTCGCAGGCAATGTAGAATTTAATGTTGTTACATTAGATTTATGGGATGATACAATCACTGATGGAAGTTTAATAGCAGAGTATGTAGTATCAATGGAGGCTGAACAAATTGAAGGTTAAAAATATTAAAGAAAGAAAAATGCTTGCAAAAGAGTGGGCAGTAGAAGATAGAATAGACCCAATGCTTTTTAATTGGTGGACAACATTAATGACAAAAGCTGAATATGAAAAAATAAAAATCAAAGTGTATAGACCACGAGGTGAAATTTAAAAATGACAAGTCAATTAAGACCAAAAGTACGTGTGGATGTGCAAAGCGCAATAAATTTAATCGCAGGCACAGGTCCAGCCACAGTAGCAATGTTAGGCACTGCTAAATGGGGACCACTGAATACTATCACAACAATTACAAATTTATCAGAAGCTATTGAAAATTTCGGTGATGATGTTGCTGGGGATTCATTATCTCTAATAAAAGGGCTAGATTTATTTTATAAAAATTCTGGTGCTACAGTTAAATGTGTGAGATTAGCAGATTCAGACGCAGCTAAATCAACATTAGGTTTAGACTCAGGCTCAACAAGTGATGTAGTAACAATAACAGGAAAATACTATGGAACTTATGGTGACAATATTATGGTTACTGTAACAGCTAATGGCGATGCTAGAGATGTAACAATTACTGATGGTGTAAAAGTAGAAACGTATGATAACTCAGGAAATGGTTATGATTCAAACTATGCTATAACACAAGCTATAACTGCTGACAGTGCATTAGTAACAGCAACAACAACAAATAACACATATATTATTGATGCTTTAAGTCAAACAAACTTATCAGGCGGAGATAATGGCGACGATGGATTAGTAGCAAGTGATTATACTGATTCTTTAGATGCAGAATTATTATTAGAAGATTTTGATATTTTAGTAATACCTGGAGAAACAGAAGATTCATTCCACACTTCAGTTGTTGGTAAGATAAATTCAAGAGCACAGAACGAAGAGAAATTCGCAATCTTTGTAAGTGGAATTAGTAAAGATGAAACAATCGCAACAGCAAGCGCTAGAACTTCAAGTGGACAAAACTTATCTTTAGTAGCACCAAATGTAGTTTACGAAAATAGAATCTCAGGAACAGATAGTTATCTTGATGGTAGTTATTTGGCATGTGCTTATGCTGGAGTTTTAGCTGGATTATTCCCTGGAAAAGCTGCAACTCATAAAACAATTAATGTTGATGGTATTAGTATATTAGAATCAGCATTAACAAAATACTATAATAATGGCGAACAAAATCAACTATTAAATAGTAGAATTGTGCCAATAGCAAAAATTGGTGGAGTTTTAAGACCAGCAAGAGCAGTAACAAGACATGCAACAATAACAGATGTTTACTTTGAACAAAACATTGTAACAATAATAAATTATGTTAAAACAAATGTATACGCATTGTTAAATGGATACATTGGTAAAGCAAATTTATCTAGAATTAGGTCAATTATTGCTAAGAACATTGATGGATTATTAGAACAATATAAAATAGATGAAGTAGTTAATGAGTATCAACCAACAGTAGTTACTGAAGGAAGCTCACCTGATACAATTAATGTTGCAATGGTTGTTAAACCAGCATTTGCACTTAACTTCATCAACGTCACATTGACTATAAGCAATGTTGACGCGTCTTAGAGGTGATGAATGATGGTAAATCAAAGAATAAGTACTAAGGATTGTGAAATCTATATTGGAGACAATAGAGTTGGTGGAGCTGAAGAAATGGCTGTAACTATAACTGCAGATAACGAAGAAGCTTTTGAAGCTGCTTCATATTTGTGTGTTGAAATTATGCCAGGAAAAAGACATGTAGAAGGTAATGTTTTGAGAGCATTTGTTGATGTGGATTTAATAAAAGATTTAATTCCAAATGATGCATTAACACTACCAACACCAGTAACAATTGTTGGACAAGTTGTTAGCGGTAAAACTCCAGGTAGAAAAATTGTAGTTCACGGAGCTTTATTCGACCAAGTAACAGTTGAAAGCTTTACACTTGAAGGTTACGCAAAAAACAATCTACCTTTCAAGGGAACCAATTGGGAATTTGCAGAGTAAGTAGATTAAAACAAATGGAAACACTAAATAAAGTTAATCGCAGCAAAGAAAAAGTTGTTTATCGTATTTCATACGATGAATTTATTCTTGGCGGTTGGCTAAAATTAGTACCAAAAGGCAGTAGAGTAAAAGTAGAGTGGACAAGTGGAAATGGTATATTGACAGTTGAAAATACGCCATATCTACATTTTGATGAGTATATAAAAATTGATAAAAACCGTGAGGGTGAAAATAATGGAAACAAAAATAAAAATTAAAGGTGTTGTTGAATTACCAAATGGTGATTTAGAAATACAAACTAAAGATGGATTAATTGTATTGACTGACCCAGTATCAGATGAAATGACTAGAGCAATGAAAAGAAATAAAGGCTCAGAAGTTTATGGTTTATTATCATCAATGATTGTTAGTATTGATGGTAAAGAAGAAAAAGTTGGTGAATTAGCAATTAAGAAATTTAGAGGTAGCACATTAACAAAATTACAAGCTGCGTCTGATATTTTACTTGGTGGTGATACTTTTTTGTTAGAGGAGACCGATTCAGAGATGATGGTCTCTACAGACGAAAATGCATAATAAGTTATCATATGCATATACCAATGAAGGAAATAAACACGTGGAAAATAAACGAGATATTTGAACAGTACGATATTTTAAATATAGTTGGTGAGGAAATAAAACAAGAAAATGGCTAATAATTTCGCAATTGAATTAATTGTAAATGGTTTTAATAAACTAAATGAATTAGTAGATAATTTAGAGATAGCTGAAACTAAACAAAAAGCTTTTAATAAACTTGTCGCCGGAACCAAAGTAGATAGAATACAAGAATTGACAACAACATTCTCAACATTTAAAGAAGCTGGTGGAATTACAGGAATGGTAAAAGGAACTATAACTGCAGTACAAGGTTTGGGCAGTTCAATTCTTGCTTTGATACCTCCTATTAGTGCTGTTGGCGCAGCGTTAGTAGCAAC